CCCGCCAAGATTATTAACGATGAACTTTTCTAAAACATCGGGAAACCCTACTTAGAGTGAAGAAAATACCTACCAGTAAAAACCGATAAAATAGCAATTCTCCCACAATCACCTAACAATAAAAATTGAAAGATTGAGGGCTTGCTCATCCAAAGAACAAAATGAACATCAGAGATTTAACCCTCTCTGACCCGAAAATCCCCCATCATAGTCCGGAGGAGGATTTCGGTAATCCGAAAACAATCACTCCTGCGGATGTATTCCTAGAATATCTCTCAACGCTAGCGAGTGAAGGTGTCACGAGTAAACCGGATAAACCCCGGACTCGGACTATGATAGGCACCCCTAGCCCCACACGCCATTTCCATAAGTGACGTATGCGGTTAGAGGAATTGCACCCAAAAAGAACCCACAGTTGAAATCGTCAGCAATTTGACGATAAACTATGAGTGTAGAAGAGGGTGTTGTGGTATGCCAGGTGAACTCAAGTTTTCCCCTGGGCGAAGCATCGACTGGTGAAGGGACAGTCAAGCCTGTACTAACAAAAGAACCACGCATCTTTGTTAGTGTATATTGAGGAGCTTCAACTTCTAAAGCTCCAGTTTGAGCAACATTAATAAATGTCGCATTGGAATAAGTCACATTACCACCAAATACACCAGTGGTAAAATTAGTTCCCGAAGATAATTCTGCTATATGGCGTGCAGACATAGTAACAGCTGCACCTAATTGGTCCCAAAATTTCAACCTAACACCACCCCTATTATATGCAAATAGGGTAACAAAAGCTGAATAATAATCAGCATAATGAGTTGGCGCGGTAAAAGGACTACCAGCCACCACCAAAGGGTGGTGCACAGTAAAAGGCCAAATTGCAAGAGTAACATCAGTAGCATAAGTCAAACTATTCCAAATGGTTGATCTTTTCAAGACTTGTCTAAGACTAGTTATCAATTCGCCAGTACAGAATCTAGCTGCTGTTATTGCATTATCATCTGGTTTGGAACCCATTGCAGTAGCACCCACTGTTACTTGACTACAGTGGGTGTCATTAAGATTTAAAGATTGTGCCTCCCAAACATCATCAAACTGTGCTGTGAAAGTGCCAAGAATAGGATTGACGCCGCTTTGTCGCTGTAAAGCAAAAGCAGCATCACCACCCATAGCACCCTCAATAAGAACATCAATTGTTTGAGAACAGGTTGAAGGAGCGCGTAATGGATTAAGAACATAAATCCCAAACACACCAGTAAACGTTTCCATCCAAGGTTGGATAGCTACATAAGGTATGCAAAATTCGAATTCATTATTCAAACGAACATCCACAACCTCCTTATAGATTTGCTCGGAACCAGTTAAACTAGCTGGAGCAGTTGTTAAACCAGGGAACCATGCAACAACCAAACGACCTGAATGAAATTCTGTTTTAACGAATTTCAATGTAAAACACAAAGACCCACGCCACTGCCTAAAGAAATTTCTCAGGTATGAACACGGTGTAGGAAGGAAAACTGTATGATTGACTGTGCCATCAGAAACTGTGATACTCTGACGTACCACATTAGGGTCTGTATTCAAAGAAAATAGCAATGTTCCTGGATTATCAGTATCAACCCAATTAAAACGAGCAAAATAGGCAGGTCTCATTGCAATCGAAACTAAAGACATCTCATCAATATCAGTGCCCATAGCACCAGGTAGCAATTCAACTGAATTATCAGAGAAAAAACCATAAGACAGAGAATTATCAATAGCATTAACATTATTGATATATGGCGTCTTCTGCATTAACATTCGAGAAGCTGGGCTAGCCAATCTTGGATTAGAAAAACCAAGGGCGGATGCAGCATCACTAAGTATACCAGAAATCCACCCGACAGGTAATGCAACAGAGGACAACAAAGGAATCTTGCCCAAAATGGTCGCAGCTTTATTAATTCGACCAAAAATAACTGAAGGCTGGGGTAATCCAGAAGCGGATAACTCTGAATCACCCATAGCCTGAGCCTCAAACACATCATCAGATTGTGCTGTAAAAGTCGTAGGATATAATAACTCAGCATCTTCAAAATGCATCCAATAAGTGACAGGAACCGAGGTATCTCCAGTAGGAGATATTAAGGGACTATAAACATAAAGTTTAAAATCCCCTAATTGTGGTCTACTGCCATCCAATTTGTAAGCTTCATACGGATAGATAAAAGGTACCTTAAGAATGGCCTCGGTTTGAGAAGCAGCATCAACCTCAACTCTAGGGAGTTGAGTCTCAAACACAAGATTTGAAGTAGCAGTATTATATCTATCTTGACCAATAAAAGCAGCATCTGGAATAAAAACTAGCAACAATCTACCCTGCATAAATCTCTGACAATTTAAAGTAATTCGCATAACAAAAGTACCACGAAAACCAAGAAAACCACTCATTTTATCCGTCATCATAGCATTGCCTATGAGACCAGAGGGATTCTTAACAGAGAGTAACAAAGTATTAGTCGCTTGGGCAATACTCCAAGGAACATTACCAAGAACAGGACGCGCAAGAAAATCAAGAAGTTCGTGAGTACGAGTC